TTTTTTTAAAGTTTTTTTATTCGGGTTTTCTTTATTTTTATGTTTCAGTGTCATTAAATGTTTATTAAAATCACTGTTATGATAGCATTTATAATCACAAATTTCACAAAAATATTCTTGGGGTTTTTTTAAAGTTTTTATTATCGTCATTTACCGTATATTATACGGTGAAAAAAACTCCTAAATAATTCCCAATTCACGTATCTAATAAAATATTGTGGTAACACCCCTTATTTGTTGTTTTTCATTTTACTGCTTTTCACTGCATAAGGAAAAAACTCATTTTCTTCCAAAAAAAAGTATATCCTATATATCATAATTGGACATTTATAAATGTCCATTTCTGAAAATTCGTATTGACTTTCCACATGAAGTTTAATACAATATATATTAGTATTTAATATAAAGAAATATACTACTCTATTTGGAAATTTCCCACGTATTGCTGCATTTAAACATTGGGGAGGGGGGGTCTGGTGACACTTATAGAACAAAAAATCACCGAAATCCGCCCAACTAAAAGTATAGGAGTAAATAATTGATTGTAAAAATATACAATTATTAGGGTAAACAATAATATGACAGATTCGCGAAATAGTACGGGCAGCATGAGAACCGTTAGATTAACGTCATTTGATTTAAGTGATTCGATTAATAGTGCGGAGGACCTATTATGCAATACTACAACAAAAACGAGTAATTTTATCTATAAAATTATTGGCGTTATTCTGGTAATATGTATTACACTAACGCTATGTGTGTTGTTAATATAATATAAAAATATTTATATATATATGTGTAAATATGAGTGACCCTGATTTCCTCAGACACGCATTATTAGATAGCGATGAAGAAAATGACTTACCACAACTAAATAATAAAACTGAATCAACTGATGCAGATGAAATACAGAATAGACGATTATATTATTATTATTTAATCATATTTTTAATTGCACTGATGATATGCTACACTTTTTTTGTCATCATTTAAAAAATGTTAAATATTACATATAAACAATAACGTGTATATATTGTATACGTGTTATTATGTGTTTATTTGATAATAACGAAGAGCAAACTGAACCTGAAAATATTTCGGAAGACGACGCAGCAGTAAACCAAGCAGAAGAATGCCCAAAAAATGATGAACCAACACAATCATTTGTGTATGGACAACTAATTCGCGCGTACAATCAAATAAATAACATTTGTGATTACATTGACGATGTAAATAACGAACGATTCCAGGATGAGTTCAATGAATACAATAAAAACAAAACGGCAACCGAAACACCCTCAATCATATATAATTATATTCCAACGTGGTTATCCGAGACATATAATGATATATGCGAGGGTATCGAGAATTATTATGACCTGTGATTTATCAAACACTAAAAATGTCTCATATGTTCCCGTTCAAAAATCCATTTTTTTTCCAAATCTAACATTAAACCCTTGTAATCCGTTACTCGGTTTTCGATGTCACTATAACTTTGGACTTGTATAACCGTGATTGGTGTTATCATAAACCAGTTATGCATTTGTTGAAGACGTTTCCAATATATATCCAATGCATACATCTGTTTATTCCCGGGATTATTTATTAGATTGGCCGCGCTTTCACGAAAATTAGAAATAAGTGTATCCAAATAATGTTTATTTACAATATACCCGGTTGTGGTTTGACAATTGCCGACTTTAATTGCAAAATCGTCAATCGTTTGATATGGCGGGCAATTATTTCCACCGATAATAATAACATCCCATGTTACATTTGTGTCAATAAATCGCTGTAAATTCGTTTTTAATAATTCGGGATTTAAAAAAGTAATATCGTCTTCACAAATGAATACGTGTTCATAACCCCGCTCTTTTGCTAATTCCAAACATTTTATATGACTCATTGTACATCCAATTGCCCCGTCTTTTGTTTCAACTGCGTTAAACCGTTCACCAGGTATATTCATATGTGCTAATTGCTCCGTTACGTGTACAAGGCGGTCCTTTCGTTTTTCCAAATTTATGTAAAAACAATTAGTTAAATAATTCATATATACATAATTATGAATTATTTTTATACTTCTTTTTGATGTTCGTTTATATTTATTACACGGTCCATATATGGCAATATTTTTTTATCGTGTGTAATAATTAATAGGGTTTTATTTTTACATTCGGTTAATATCATATTCATTACCTTTTCTCCGGTTTGTTCATCCAAACTCGCCAATGGTTCGTCAAAAATAACAATATTTCCATTTCTACAAATGCCTCTTACAAGCATAGTTACCTTTTGCATTCCCCCCGACAATTGTCCACCATTTACACCCACATCGTTATGTATACCATTTTCTAAGTTAGAAAATACACTTGTGAGTTTATACTTTTCAAGTAAATCAACTATTTCCTTTTCTGTTTTATTGTTTGCGTATTTCATATTATAAACAACATCACCATTAAACATAGCAGTACGTTGATTGACGTAATTGATTTGATCCCGCAAACTGTTTTTACTTATTTCCCCTATATTTTGGGAACCGACTATAATTGTACCCTCATTTGGTTTATGTAATCCCACTAATATACGCATCAATGTTGTTTTACCCGACCCGGCCCGACCTACAATGCCTACTTTTTCATTGTGTTTTATTTCAATATTTAAACTATTAAACAAATAGTGGTCGTTCGATTCCTCGTATTTATATTTTAGATTCTTTATTATAATACTATTATCTTTAAAATCAACGGGTTGTTTTTGGATGTCTGTATATTTAAATATGTCTTCCAAATATGCTCGATGACTGGTTAATATACCAATACGATAACTCAACATAAATATAATACCCCAATTTAAATTATGCATTGACGTTAGATATTTACCAAGTGTTAACATATAGGTTATCATATTGCTTACATTAATTCGGTTTGTCACGAGCATATTGTATAATATGAATAAACAAAACCCATAGGTTAAAATCGTAAATGCGTGTATAATAGACGAAAATGTGGACTCGGATGCTATAATGTCTTGCATCATTTTTTCATTTTTCCTCTCTAACTTGTCGTTACTCTCAATGACATTTGTTCCTTCATTATTTGTAACAATATTCATCATATTGTGCATTTTATCTTGGATACTCTCTGACAATTCTTCCGTGAAAAATATTTCTCGCTCTCGCGTTAATTCCATTATACTCTCAGCCGAGTACAATGATGCAAGTATGATTATTAATGTAGACATAATTAACGTAATTGACAACTCGGGTACATTATAACTTAAATATATAATAATAATAATAGAACTTGATATATAAGGTAAAAATTGTCCAATACTATATTGAAAAACATCGCGCAAACTACGGGTTAATTCAAGTACCTTTGACATGTATTCTCCGGTTTTAACGTCCTTATAATCTTCTTGATTCTTATTTACAGTCCCTTCGAACAATAAACTTCTTAAATATTTTAAATATCCCGGACTTAATTTAGATTCTAATATATTCTTTAAATGATCACCAATTAACACGATAACATAAATACCAATTATACAAATCATAATACCCGGAGTATTTAATTTTTGTATATTATCCAATATATTATAGGGGTCAGCATAGGTTGTGTTGTCTTTAATTGTATCGTATAGTTTACCGAATAAATTTGGTATTAATAAATCTTCCATTGGATACATAAATAATAAAATAGACAAATAACAAATAAATGAAACATAATTTTGATCTATAAAGTCGAATAAAATTTTATCCCAAAACATTCTATTGTATTAATATAATAATACAGATAGAATAATGCACGCCGAAATTTTTATACAATCTCGTCTATTATGTCTTCGACTATATCATTTACATTATTTTTTATAAAATCATTTTTCATTTGTTGAATAATGTTTCTCAAATCTGCGATTTCATTTTGCACATTTACGAGGGTTTCCTTTATTTGTTTATTTTCCTCCATTAATGGATTAGTTACATTTATATTTTTCTCATATTGTTCTTGCTTCGCGTTATAATCATCAATTGATACACCTTCGTCTTTGGTCTCAGTAAAGTCGATATGTGTTGGTTTTTGGGGTTCCAATAATGAATAATAATCCTTTTGGCGTTCTTCAAAACTATTTAATATATTATTTTCTGGTTCGGTTACAGTGTCAGTTTTCGGTTTCGGAGTTTCGTTTTCATATACCGGTATGTTTTTATCATTTTCTGACGCATTTGTATTTTGAATATTTTTTATATCTTGAATTATATACTGTATGACAGTTGTATTCATCTGCTTTAATTGAATCATATTAACTGGTTCATTATTATTTATATGAAATTTTTCTATAATATTTCGAAACCAACTTTGCATCTGGTGATGGGTAGTAAAGCATAATGCGAACGTTTTATTTTTATTTATCAAATTCCATAACATTTGTTGATTATCAACAGTTGTAAACAATGACATTTATTTTTTATACTTACGACGGCTTTTGTTTTTATATCTTTTTTTTCCTTTTGTTTGTTTTCCCGTTGTTCGTTTTCCTGTTGTTCGTTTTCCTCCTGTTTTAAATTCAAATACTGATTTTGCATTTTCAATATGTTTTTCAGCTTGGTCTGATTGTGATTTCAAATGTCCATTCGTTTCATTTGCGATTTGTGTAAATAACCTATGTAAATATACGTCTACCGTATCTGTTGTATTATATGGCAAATCTTTATTGTTATTTATTAACGAAGTGTTCCATAAATAGTTTCCTTTTGAATTTTTGGCATAACCCGTTCCATCTTTTGACGGAATAGTATAACCTTTTATTCCAATCGCATTTTCGTGTTGTTGTTTCATATTATTATTGTCAATGCGCTGTTGTTTCATATTCGTTATTGTTTGAGTTAGTGTATTTATTTCATCATCTTTATCGTCATCTTGATCGTCCACAATCTTACCTGTGATTTGTATTGGTTCTTGTGTTGGTTGTTGTTCAACAGTTGGAGGGGCGGGTGGTGT